GGCCTGCACCGCCTCCGGCAGCACATCGATCGAGGATAGGCGCGCCACCGGCGGCTACCGCAGCGGCGGCCGGGCAACGCCCGGATGGTGTTTGCCGCTGGCCACCGCGGCGCCGGCGTCCAGCAGACGCACCACCCACAATTCGCCGCTCGCCATCGGCAGTTTTTCAATCCGCACCAGCGCGTGCTCACACAGGAACGCGATCGCCGCGCGCACGTCGGTCCGGTCCACCTGGTGGCCGATGCGCTGCATGCCCTGGCGCAACACGTCCTCGTTCAGATGCCCCGCCGCCTCGCTCAGGCACAGCAGGATCACCAACCGCCGGTCCTCGGCCAGCACTTCACTGAGCATGGTGGCCCTCCCGGCGCAGCCCGTGCTCGACCAACAACGCGACCATGTGCTCGACCCGCGCGATCCCGTCGCGCACGCCGCGAATATCGGCGCGCAGCTCGGCGACGGTCGCCTCCACCGTGCCGATGCGCCGCTCGATTTCAATCACGTCCTCGTGGTCGGGGGCGTGAGCGTTCTGTTCCAGCACCTCCACCCTCCGCGTCAGTTGCGTGAGTTGGGCGAGCTGCACGAACCGGCGCGCGAACCATGCCTGCGCCGCCAGCAGCACGATGCCAATGCCGAACGGCAGCGACGCGATGACGCTGTTCTCGGTAAAATCCCAGCTCATCACGTCACCCCATATCCGTCATGCTTTGCGGCAGCCCCGCCTCGAACAGCAGCGCCTCGCCGTCGCGCCGGTCGCACAAATCGGCGCTATGCGGCCACAGCCGCTTCATTCCGCGGATCAACTGCGGCACATCCTCCGCCCGGCCCTCGGCCAGCGCATCGTAGATGCCGCGCATCTCGGTGCGCGTGGGACCGTCCAGGGCGGGGCCGCGGTTGTAGACCAGCGACACCAGCGCACCGAGACTGTCGCCGCTCAGCCGCTCGGCACCGGGAAATGTCGCCGACGTCAGCGCCACATAGCGCGGCAGCGTGCGGGCGCGGAACACCGCAACGGCAGCGTCCCACGGCACCACGATATCGTGCAGGCCGGCCAGGGCACTCACCGCGGCAGCCCGGATGCGCCCGCCCACCGCCGCCAGCCGCTGCACCACGTCCGCCGGCAGATGCGGCCCCCAGTCGTCGCGGATCGCCGGTTCGTAACCGAGGTCGTAGCCAATGCCGATCGTCACGCCGCTGTCGTCGCCGGGCCAGGTCGGGCGCGCCTCGGTCTTTTCGTATTCGGCCCGATCGCCGACCTCCCAGCCGATCAGCGCGGCGACCGCGCGATCGCTCGGCTGCGGCACGCCGGCGCCGCTCATGGCAGGCATTCCCGCATGATCGGGGCGCAGACCGCATCCGGCCCGCTCAGCCCGCCGTTCGGACCGGAATAGCGCAGCTGCGTTACCCGCCCGTCGCGCACCGTCGCGATGGCATGGCAGGCCCCCGCCGTGCTCATGCTCACCGAGGGGCTGCCCGCCCCGGCCAGCAGCGCCAGCGGCGCAACCGGCGCCATCGCCATATCAACCAGATCGGCCGCGACGCCGACCAGCAAAGGTGCACTGGCCGTGGAATTCGGCTCGGCATAATCCCATTGCGCAATGGACGATCCGTCCGCCAGCGCATCGGCAGCGGTCGGCTTGCCGGCGCACTGCTCCAACTCGGCAAGCGTATGCCCCGGCGCCCAGGCGCGGACGTGCTGGGCCTGCTGGGAGGCGCAGCCAGCCAGCAGCGCGACAAGAATTACCGGATGCCAGCGCATGCCCTTACCTCCGCCCGCAGCGCGCCGTAATCCTCGATCCAGCCCGGCCATACCGCCGCGGCCGGCGCCGCCTCAATCTCATCGGCGACGCGCCTCTGTTCCGCCGGCGGGTATGATCGGAGCGCCAGCAGCGTGCAGCCATTCACCGTCGGCTCAGAATTCGCCGCGGCGCAACTGGTCAGGCAGCTCGCGGCGAGGAGGCATAGCAACCACGGCCGTGGCAATCGCTTCGGCAACATCAGCCCTCTCCTCCGCAAATTTCAGCGCAACGTCCTGCCGCGCCTCGGCCGCACCGGCCCGTCGGCCGGCGAGCCAGGCGCACAGCGCGACGATGCGATCCCACCAACTCACGACGCGGCAACCGGGGCTGCCTGCACTTTCCTGGCCTGGATCGTGGCGTAGAGCGCCGTGCCCTGCTGCACCTCGAGGCCGACCAGGGCCTCGACCGGCGGCAGCGCCAGCGCGGCAACCACCAGCGCGGTATGGTATGGTTCTGGCACGATCGGCAGACTTGCAGCGACGGTGACGATCGTGTTGAGCGTGCTTTCGATCGTCTGCACGTAGGGCGTGCCGGCCGTCAGCGTCGGCGCCTGCGCCAGCGCGTTGGTGGCCTGCACCAGCGCGGCCAGCGCGGTGCGGACATTCGCCTGATCGCCAGCAGACAGCTTCACCGCGCCCAGCAGCAGCGGGACGTTGGTGCTCAGACTGCTCTCGATACTCTGCGCCCCGGCAATCAGCGCCTGTAGTTGCTGCGATTGCTGGGCCGTGACAGTTGTCTGCTGCCCAGACGCCGAGCAGCCGGCCAGCACAACAGCGGCGGTGGCCGGGACGAGAGTGAACAGATGGCGGCGATGCATGGTGCCTCCCTCACGCCGGCTCGCGCGCCGGCCCTATGGTCGGGCCTTGCACGGTGGGGTCGAGCGCCAGCAGCACGCCGATGCGCCCCCAGATGATTTCGGCCAGCTTGATCTCCGCCGAGACATCCACGCCGGCCGCGCGCAGCAGCGCGGTCGCGATGCGCACACCCTCGGTCACCTCGGGATGCGCCGCTGTCCAGCCGTTGACGTCCTGATAGGTGCCGACCAGCTTCGCGTAGGCCGCCCCCGCCGCGACTTCCGCGGCCGAAAGGATTTCCTGCAAGTCCGCCATACGATGCCCAACCCCATGCCGCATGAAGGCAGGCTACGTGCGCGCGCGAAGCGCGGTCACCCCTTCCGGGGAAGGGGGGGCGGCGAAGGGCAGGTCCATTTGACGGAAATGGGTCGGCAGGTGCAGGTGCTTGTAGACGCTCGCCTCGTTGCACCCGAGCTTCTTGGCGATTGCCGCGTAGCTCATGCCGCGGCCCCGGTATATCCGGGCGCGCCAGCCCTTGGCCAGTGGCACGCTCACCCGCTCGTGGCCGTAACGGTCGAACAGCAGGCCGGCGGCGACCTCGCCGATCTCGCCGGCCAGCCGCCCTTTCGCGGCATCGGCCGGGATGGTGATGCGCGTCCCGCCGTGCCACTCGATCAGCAGCAGGGTTGCGTGCTCGCCGATAAGCTCGACGAAGGCCGCGATTTCCGGCGGGATGCCGGTCATACGTTGAATGCGTCCAGCACGATGCGGCCGTTTTCGGTCAGCACGATTTCCGCGTGCGACAGGCCGGGCATAGCGGTGTCCAACACCCGCGTCGAAATCATCCGCGCCTGCTGCAACCGGATGATGCGGCTGCGCATCGCCCGATCGGTGCCGTTGAGCGGATGATAGGAAACGCGCTGCGGCAGCGAGCGCAGGAAGGCCAGGTCGGCCCGCGAGAGAATGACGGTGTCACGCACCGGCCGCCTCCTCCTCCCGCAGGCGGTCCCGCCAGTCCGGCGCCGCCTCGTCGAGCGCCGCCATCAGTTCGTCCATCGCCGCGTCGATCAACCGCTCAAGCATCGATTTTCTCCGCTTCAGCCGCCGCTTGAACGCGCTTCAGCCACGCCTTGATCCCTTCCGAAACCACGCTCGCTTGCTGGGCGTCGAGCCATTCGGGGTCGGCAATGCCGGTCATGCGCTTGGTAAAACTCCGCAACGCCCGTGCCGATCCATCGCGAAGATGCGGCTTCAACTGGCCCCACAGCGCCCACACCAGGCGCACGTGGGGTTTCTGCGATAGCGTCGGACGCCGCGTTTTCGGCGCCCACCCCAGCCGCTTGAACTCCTCCAGCGCCGCGTCGAGCTGCACCGTCGAACAGGCGGTCGCGCTGCGCAGGCCGGTCGCCCGTTCCAGCACGGCGCGATACGTCTCCTCGTCGATCCCCAGATCCTTCTTCGCGATGTGCACCTTCGCCATCATCGCCCGCTTGCGGGTGGGCGTCTCGGCCGCGCCGTCAGTCGATGGCATAGATTTTCTCCTCGATCTGCTTCAGCACCGCCATTTGCTTCTCGCTGATCCGCAGGCGGGCGCCGTGCTCGACCAGCCGGACACGCAGCCCGGCCATGAACTCCGTCTCCCACGCACTCACCCGCGACGGCCGCAGCGCCGCCTCCTGCAGAACTTCGGACACCCACATCTGCGTGTCGGCGCCGGCGATCACGCCACCGGCTCCGCCAGCAGCAGCCGTCGGCAGTGCTGCACCCGCGCCAGCATCTGCGGCGCTCCCTCGACATGCAGATGCTCGGTCACCCGGTCGGCCAGGTCGTCCAGGAGCGCGATCGTCGCAATCAGCGTCTGCGCCCCCCCGGCGGTGCCGGCGACCAGCGAGTGGAACTGCCCCACCGCGTCGCCCGGCGCGATCAGCACCGCGATCACCTGGCCGTCCGGGTGCCGATCGACCCAGGCCCCCACGTCGATGTCGTTGCTGTTCATGGCAGCAACGCCTCCATCGCCTGCACCAGCAGGCGCGCCGTCACCAGCGTCGCCGCGGTCGAGCCGATCATCAGCCCGACCCCGAACGCCGCCCACCAGTCGATCACCCACTCGACCCGGCAATCGCCGCAGCCCGCTTCGTTTTCATGCCTGCGCTCATGACCGCACCAGTTCGAACGGCGGCAGCCCGAGCTTCGATCGCTTGTTGTTGACGACATCCAGGTCGCCGGCCGCGAAACGCAGAACTGGCAGCTCCAGCACTGGCGGAAATCGGGTTCGGGCGTGTCCAGCAGTTCCAGCACCATCACACCGTCGCTCCCTCAAGCTGTGCCTCGAACGGCACGATCACGAACTCCTCGACCTGCTCAATGCGGATGCCGCGGATGGCCGCCACCGCCTCCGGCTCGGCCAGGATCGCCTCCTTGTTCGGCTCCTCCTTCGCCCGGATGAACCGCTCCAGCCCGGCGCGGCGCAGCGCGTCCAGCACCGCCTCCATCCCCTTGATCAGCACCTTCGGCGGCGTCACCCGCCAGCGCACCTCGCCGCTCGCCAACGCCACGGTCTTGGTGCGGCCGCCCTGGGTCAGCTCGTGCCGGTGCGCCTCGCACCAGGTCTGCACCCCCTCGCTGAGTGCGGCGATCCGCGCCGCCAGCGGCTGCGCCCGCGCCTCGGCCACCTCCTTCAATTCGGCGACCTGGTCATTCATGTCGGCCTCGATCCGCACCCGCTCGCGGGTCAGCCGGCCGATCTCGGCAATCGCTTCGACCACCCGCTCGCGCGTCTGCGGCACCGCCGGCGCCGCCAGCGCCTTCGCCAGTTTCGGTTTCTTCGTCACGCCACCCTCCCCTGCCGGACCGACCGGCTTTCCCGCATCCACTTCCACATTTCCTCGGCCCGCTCGGCGCAATCCGGGCAGGCGTCGGTGATCACCACCTTCGCCCCGCCGCTCGCCACCCCGCGGCGCACCACCACGAACCCCTGGTCGCTGCACACCCGGCACAGCACGAACCGCGGCACCGGCCCCGCCGGCGGCCGCGACGCCGGCTCCCGCTGCCAGCCGCCGCTCATTCCGCCTTCCCGCCGTCGATCACCGACAAAGCCGGCCGCAGCCGCGCCACCCGCGCCCACGGCGCCGCCGGCGCCTCGGCGTCCGGCGCACCGGCAAGGTCGTGGATCATGTCGGTCAGCTCGCCGATTTCGCGCGCCATCCGTTCGGCCTCGGCCGCGCCGGTGTCGATCTGCGTCACCAGCAGCCGGATTTCTCCGGCGCTGATCGCCCCGCCGGTCTGCCGGTATTTCGCCAGCACGCCGGCAATGCAGAACAGCCGTTGCGCAAGCTCTTCCAGCGTCCGCTGCGGCCCCGCGCAGGGGGCGATCCGGTCGGTGCTCATGCTTTCGCCCCCCCGATCGAGGTGTCCGACAGCCGCTTCCACGCGCTTTCCACATGCGTCGCCGCCAGCTCGGCGCCGAGCCCGCTGGCGATCGTGCGCGCCAGACGCAAGGTCTTGACCATGCCGCGCAACGCTCCCGGCCGCGCCGCCACCGCCCGCAGCAGCGACCGCGGCGCCTCGCCGGTCACCTCCCAGGCATCCAGGATCGCATCGACATCCTCCCGGCGCGCCGCCTTGCGGTGCAGCCGCAGACCGACGCGGCTGGACAGCTGCGCCGTCAGATTGCCGCGCGCATCGCCGTGCAGCCGCGCATACACGCCGGCATTGCCAACCAGCGCGAGGCCGATCCGCCCCTTGTCGTGGATCGCCCGCAACTGCTCGATCGCCTGCACCGACAGGTGTTGCGCCTCGTCCACCACCAGCAGCCCGGACGTGCCGCGAACCCGGCTGATGATGCTGCGGCTGCGGCGCCCGGCCGAGCGTTCGGTCACGCCGACCACCTCGCACAACTCCTCCAGCATGGCGTGCGCCGAGGAGAACGACGGCTCGCCGGTGAGTATCCACACGTTCGGCCGGCTGCGCTCATATTCCTCGCAGGCGGACGTTTTCCCGACACCCGCTTCGCCGCACACCACCACCAGATCGGCGCAATACTGGGCATGCTCCAGAATCTGCATGAAGCTGCCAGCGGTTTTGGTCGGCACGAACCCCGGGGAGTTGACCTGGCTCGCCCGCGCCAGATCCTCCGCCTCCAGACTGTCCAGCCAGCGCAGCACGCAGGCCGCGACCTTCTCATTGTCGCCGGCATATTTGCCGTTCACCCAGGCGTTCAGCGTGCTGGCGCCGATGCCGGCCCGCTGCGCCACGGTGGCCATCGACAGCCCCCGCTTGTCGGCCGCGGCCCGCAGCCGCGCCCGCAAATCATCGCCCGGCGCCTCGACACTTTCGTTCAACGGCACGTCCATGCTATCCGGTCCTTCCTGTCTGATTGTCCGAAAGCCTCGGGTCCGGCGCGCGCCAACGCGCCGGACCGTTCTTTTCAGTCCGCCTCGACCGCCCGCGGCCGGAACTGCACCACCCGCAATCCGGCCATCAGCGCGTCCTCGTCGTCCTCCTGCTGTTCCGCCACCGGCTTGAGCGCGGTATTGCCCGCGGTGCCGAACACGCCGCGCACCACCGTCGTGGTCGGAAGCTCCGGCGCCTGCGGCGGCCGGGTCTTCTCGATCAGCGCGGCGACATCGCCGATCTTCATTTTGACCTCGGCCTCGGCCTTCATCTTCTCGCCGCGCACCCAGGCCCGGCGGGCGCGGCCGTGCTCGCGCGCCGCGTCCGTGTCGTTGAACCCGACCGCCTCGATGCATTCGGCGGCGCCGAGATAGGTGCCGTCGAGCCGATAGACGTGCAGGTCTTCCTGCACCGCATCGGGATCGAACCGAACCATCACCTTCTGGCCGCGATGCGCGTACAGGAACGTCGCGTGGTATCGGTTGCCCAGCAGCCGCACGCCGCCATCGACGCGGCTGACCGACACCGCCTCGGCGGCCATCAGCCACAACCGCTGCTGCTCCGGCGTCGCCCGCCGGATCAGCGCCGCATTCGCCTCGTAGCTTTCGATGAAGACCTGGTCGAAGCTACGCCCCTCGGCCCGTGTCGCGCCGGGCACCCGGCAGACCCGCGTGTTGCGTCCGGGCCGCGCGTTCCATTCCGCCATCGCCTCGCCGACGACGCGATCGAACACCTCCAGCGGCACCGCGGTCTGGCCGTAGTTCTCCGGCTTGGCCAGCGGATTGTGGCCGGTATAGGCGCCCGCGAAGGCCGGGTGCTTGGCCACGCCATGCGCCCAGTCGCGAAAGCTGCGCTCGATCGGCTTGGACTGGCCGGCATAGGGCGTCGCCCAGTGCACCTGCGTGCCCAGTTGTTTCATTATTCCGTCCGGCTCTTCCGCGCGCACCTTGAAGCGGAACCGCTTCGGCATGCCGCCGGTCATCAGCTTGCCGGCGAACTCGCGGCCGTTATCCATCAGGCAGGCGTCGGGAATGCCGTAGCGCTCGACCATGTCGCCGAACGCCAGCCGCACCAGCCCGGCATGCAGCGTCTGGTCGTGCCGCAGGCTCAGCCACTTCCCGGAATACAGATCCTGGAACGGCACCGATTTCGGCCGGTCGATGGTGCCGTCCGGCCACTTCACGAACAAATCCCAGGTGTGCCCGTCGCTGCACACCCATTCCATCGCGCGGAACACGCTGCGGTCGCGCTCCTGCGCCGGATACATCCGCTTCAGCGCCTCCTCGCCCTCGCGCCTCAGCACCCGCAGCGTCACCGGCAGCGCCAGCAGCCGGCGCTCCGCCGTGCGTGGCGCCGGCAGCGTC